TCTACTCTTAATGAGTTTTTTGGGTGATATGAATTCATTTATATATAAATCAAAAGTAATAAAAATAGTTGATGGTGATACTATTGATGTAATGTTAGATATGGGATTCAGCTCTTTTCAAAAAGGTAGAGTTAGACTCCTAGGAATAGACACACCAGAATCACGCACTCGCGATAAAGTAGAAAAGAAATATGGATTAGCTGCTAAACAATTCTTAGTAGATTGGGTTGAAAAGTACCCGTATATTTTAGTAGAAAGCTCTAAGAAAGGAAAGTTTGGTAGAATCTTAGGAAGATTGTACGATCCTGATAAGACAGAATGTTGGAACGACATGGCCGTTGAAGCCTTTCATGCAGTGCCATATCATGGACAAAGCAAAGATGATATCAAACAAGGTCATTTAGATAACAGAAAGCGATTGACAGAATCAGGTTTTGTGTTATAATAATACTATGGATACTGAAATAAGTTATATATTTTTAACACTTCACATGGTTACATGGGTTTTATTAATTGTGACTTATGTTGAATTACATTCTTTTAAAAAATGGGTTCGACAAATTATAGATTATGAAACTACTCTCAAGAGAAAGAGGAGAGAATTAAGAAACGGAGATTGATTATGAGTTATTTGAAAAATCTGATTAGAGTAACAGGTAATGAGTTTGCTTCTATTGTAGAAGAAGGTGTAGCGGCAGCTGATGTCAGTGGATATATTGACACAGGTTCGTACATATTTAACGCTTTATTATCTGGTTCAATATATGATGGATTACCCGACAATAAAATTACAGCATTAGCAGGTGAATCTGCAACGGGTAAAACATTCTTCGCACTTGGAATGTGTAAACAATTCTTAGAAGATAACGCTGATGCAGCAGTTATCTATTTTGAATCAGAAAGTGCAACATCAAAGAAAATGATTGAAGAACGAGGAATTGATTCTTCAAGAATTATGATGGTTCCTGTTACAACAGTTCAAGAATTCAGAACTCAAGCAATTCGTATTTTAGATCAATACATGGAAGATAAAACAGATATGAAAATGTTATTTGTTTTAGATTCTCTTGGTATGTTATCTACAACAAAAGAGATAGAAGATACGACATCTGGTGCTGAAACAAGAGATATGACTAGAGCTCAATTAGTGAAAGGAGCGTTTCGTGTATTAACACTTAAACTCGCAAAGGCGGGAGTCGCATTAGTCGTGACAAATCATACTTACGATCAAATGGGACTGTTTGCAAAACGAGTTATGGGTGGTGGAAGTGGTCTTAAATACGCCGCATCTTCTATTTTATTCTTATCAAGAAAGAAAGAGAAAGAAGGAACAGAAGTTATCGGTAATATTATTCATTGTAAGAATGAAAAATCAAGACTTACAGTTGAGAATAGAGTAGTAGATGTTATGCTAACTTATAAAAAAGGGTTAGATAGATACTATGGTTTAATTGATTTAGCTATTAAATATGGTATCTTCAAGAAATCATCTACAAGAGTTGAGTTGCCTGGTGGCACTACTCAATTTGCGAAAACAATTAACAACAATCCAGAAAAATACTTTACAAAGGAAGTATTAGATAAATTAAACGAAGCAGCTAAACAAGAATTTTTATATGGCAACCAGATTAGAACAGACGATACTCAAGAATCTGATAACGAATGAAGAATATACTCGTAAAGTATTACCTTACATAAAATCAGATTTCTTTCAAGAAAGGGACGAGTCGTTCCTATTCAAACAAATTAGAGAATACTTTTTAAAGTATAAATCTGTTCCCACACCTGAAGCATTGATAATTGACATTGATGAAAAAGATGGTGTTGATGCTCAATTACTTTCAGAAACAATAAATCTTATTCAAGAAATAAAATCTGATACTTCAAATACACCAGAGAAATGGTTGATTGATTCAACAGAGAATTGGTGTAAAGATAGAGCTGTTTACAATGGAGTAATGAGTTCTATTGAGATTATTCAAGATAAGGATGGTAGTAAAGGTGAGATCCCAGACATTTTAAGAGATGCATTATCAGTATCTTTTGATACAAATATTGGACACGATTTCTTAGATGATTGGGAACCAAGATATGATTTTTATCATACAGAAGAAGAAAGAGTTCCGTTTGATTTAGAATTGATGAATAAAATTACAAAAGGTGGAATGCCAAACAAGACTTTGAATATTTGTATGGCTGGAACAGGTGTTGGTAAATCTTTGTTTATGTGTCATGTCGCAGCAAGTTGTTTAGTTCAAGGTAAGAATGTATTATATGTTACTTTAGAAATGGCTGAGGAGAAGATAGCTGAGAGAATAGATGCTAATCTATTGGATGTATCATTGAATGATTTACAAGACTTACCCAAGTCTATGTATAAGAAGAAAATCAAAAGAGTTCAAGAAAAGACAAAAGGTAAACTGATCATTAAAGAATATCCAACTGCTTCGGCCCATTCAGGACACCTGAGACATTTATTACAAGAATTAGATTTAAAGAGAAGTTTTAAGCCTGATATTATATTTATAGATTATTTAAATATCTGTTCTTCATTCAGAATTCGACCTGGAAGTAATATGAATACTTACACTTATGTCAAAGCTATTGCAGAAGAAATGAGAGGGTTAGCTGTAGAGTTTAATGTTCCGATTATGTCTGCTACTCAAACAAATAGGGCAGGATTCGTATCTACAGATATAGGTTTAGAAGATACAGCAGAAAGTTTTGGATTACCCGCCACAGCAGACTTTATGTTTGCATTGATATCTACAGAAGAAATGCAAGAATTAGATCAGATTATGGTTAAACAATTAAAGAATAGATATAATGATCCAACATATCATAGACGATTTGTTGTTGGAGTTGACAGACCAAAAATGAGATTATTTGATTGTGAACAATCAGCACAAGATGAATTAGTTGATATCGGTCCGGTGATGGACCAGACGGCTGTGGGTGAGAGAATTGCTGCAGAAAAAACAGAAAATTTTAAATATTGATACCGCAGGTACGCTTTTGATATAATATAACAATGAGTAAAGTTAGGCAAATATTTTTAGACCAAGACGGAGTTTTGGCCGATTTTGAATCAGGTTTGACAAAAGCTTTGGGTTATAAAGTTGATCTGAAAAGTAAACATGATGTTTATGAGGCTGAAAAACGAAAATTAACAGCTCAAAGACTATTCAGAAATCTTGAACCTTTACCTGATGCTTGGAAGTTAGTAGATTTTTGTATGAATTCGGGTATTCATACAGAAATATTAACAGCAGCAGGAACAGTAAATAGAACTCTTGTTGTCAAAGATAAGATTGATTGGATAAGAAGGTATATACATCCACAGTGGACAGTTATTCCTACATTTAAAGGTACTCAGAAAGCAGCATTTGCACATAAGAAAGCTGTTTTAATTGACGATAGACAACGAAACATTGATTGTTGGGTAGAAGCTGGTGGAATTGGTATTCTACATAAGACTGCAGATGATACTATAGAACAATTAGACTATATAATTAATACAAATCATGGCCACGGCGAATAAAGAAAAAGGGATTATTAAAAAGAAACCCTTAATAGATATTCTCAACAAAAAAGTTGAGTTAAAAAAAGAACTTATTGTGCTGAAGAAGTTACATGAAGACACAAAGAAGCAAGAGGAATTAGTAAAGTCAATTGCAAAGATTGATCGGTTCCTTTCCACTCACAGGATTCAAAAATAATTATAACATAAATACTGGATATGAAGGCTTTCCGTCAAACAATCCAGGAATTATCGGCCAATGACAAGTTAGACAAACTTGGTCATAACAAACCTTTAAGTGGGAGTCGGTTAAATCAACTGACCCGAGATTTTTCTGCATATGAAGATATTGATTTTGATCAATGGCAGGGATACCCACACCCGAGAAATTCATCTCAAGTTACTAAAAACGAAATTCATAATTTAGTTTCATTAGGTCAAAATCGTGACCAATGGGAGAAAGATATAATTATGCATGATAAGAAAGTCATACAAGCATTTAGAGAATATCTTGATAAACATGACTTAGAAGTTGACTTAGATAGAATTGAAAAATTAAGAAAACAAGCTTCTCCTATATTATTATCACTTAAAAGATTTTATAACAGACCAAGACCGAATGTATTAGCCAAGAAGTTAGGTTTAGCTTTGACATTTTTTCCATTAACAACAGCAGAGACACCATCTTATCCATCAGGACATGCAACTCAAGGTAGATTAGTTGCAAAACTTGTAGCTGATGAAGTTCCTTTTGAACATAGAAGAAATATTCTTGACATTGGAACAAGAATAGGACACAGCAGACAGGTAGCTGGAGCACATTATCAATCAGACACAGAATTTGGACACAGATTGGGAGATGAATTGTATCGTCTGGCGTCAACAAGTCAAGAGCCAGAGTTATCATTAGAATATTTTACATGGGAACTTGATATGTTGAATGAATTAGAAGTTACGAATAAAAAAGCATTACAAAAATATATAGGTGATCTTAAAACAGGTAAAATGAGAGCATCTACTGTAGTAAAATATACAGATAGT